AAGCAGTTTGTAACTGGTTGTGATGCGGTCGGGGATGTAGCGGACGGTGCCGTACCGGTTGGCCCAGAAGTTGGCGACCGTATTCATGAACTGGTTGCCGTACAGGATCGCGTTGAAGAAGGTGGAAGGAATACAGGTTGCGTACGATCTGGCGCGTACCCCGTATTCGTTCTGCGACGTTGTATTGGTTGAGGTCACTGCCGCCAACGGGCTGAACGTGGTCAGTGGGTTGGCGTAACACTGATTCGTCAGTTCGTCCTGTTGGAAGCCCACGTTGATCTGGTCGAACGGGACTTGCCCGGTGGTGAGGGCTGACGAGCCGTCGACCATGGTGGTCGTGTAGGCCCGGGTGGTTCTGTTGAGCGTTGAGTCGATGCTGTCGCAGTTCCAGAACCAGCGGTCCGAGGTGATCGTGTAGTTGGTTGCGTAGGCGGTCGCTGGCCCGGTCGGTAGTGCTTGGTTGTTCAGCCAATCTCCAAGGGTGCCTTGTGTGAGTCCGGACGTTGAGCAGGCGGTCACGGTGTCGGTGACCATCGTGGTCGTTGTCCGCGAATTGAGCGAGGTGGTTGATCCCATGGTGGGAGTTGCGGCGGTCTGGGCGTAGGCGTATGACGGATTAAAGAATGAGTCGACGAACGTGTTGAGCCGAAGCGTGTAGCCGCCACCTATGTCTATTAGTTGATTTGACGACCGACCAGCGATTGACAGGAAGTCAAGGCCTCGGATGCTGACCACAGATTGTTTAGGTGATGCTTGGATGATCTCGAAGTCTTGGATAAGACCGACAAACACGGACTCGGTGAGCCCTGCGCCGGTACATGAGATCACGACGGCTTGCTTGAACCAGTTGACTGACGCATAGGTGCCGGAACCGTTTGGGGTGAATTGTCCGCCGTTGTTGTTGATCGTGATTTGGCAAGTGCTTCGGCCTGCTGATCCAATGTTGGCGTTAAGGTCGACAACAAAATCGGTGACATAACTGGTGATGTCAGTCAGTCCGCCTATGTCGCCGTACTTGACAGTCCACGCCAGATCGAAGGCCATCAGAATCTGACTCCGGAGGTGGTGGCGAGTGCGACGGCACCGTTATTCCTCACCCATTTTTGGAGTGCGGCTACTACTGCGTCCGGGTCGGCTGACGTGACGGTCACGTTGATCGTGTTGCCGCCGCCTGCACCCATCGGGGTCACATGCCCGCCACCAGCACCGACTGTCAACAGTTCCGGGCCACGCTCGCCCACCAGGTAGGTGCCGCCAGCCGACACGGTGCCACCCAGGGCACGACCAGGAATGGAGAACGACAAACCGGCTTGACCCAAGGCTTGCGACGGTGTGAGATTTGAGTATTCAGCGCCTCGAGACAGCCACTGTGCCAATGCCAACGCACCGGCTGGCCCTTCGGCTTTAAACCTCATTTTGATTTCGCGGGACGAAATGTCGCCCATGCTTCCCGCAATACTGGCCAGCAGACCGGCGAACTGGGCGGCTTTCTCGTTGTAAATCCGCAGGTCTTCTTGGGTGCCAGTTCCGAAGGCTTGTGACGCGGCGGCTTCTAGGTCAATGAGTGCTTGTTCGGCGTTGTCCAGTTCCACCCGTTCGTTCAGGTTGTCGACTAGCCGTTGCCAGGCTTGATCCACGTTTTGCAGTTCAGTACGCAGATTGTTGGCGCTGTCAGTCGTGCCTTTGAACGGGTTGAGTTGACCGTAACGGATCTGATTTAGGGTTTGTTGGTTGGCGTCCTCGAGGTCGCTGGCCGCCATCTGCAGATTGTTGATTTCTTCTTCGCTAATCAGGGGGTCGTCGGTTGTGGCGTCGTCTTTGGCAAAGCCGAATGCCTGCAACACGCCTTTAGCCATTTTCATGGTGCCCTTAAATTTGTCAATTGGGCTTCCAAAGAAGGATTGCAGGAAGCCGCCGCCAATCTGGCCAACCTGCATTTTGTTCAACTGTTCGACGGCTGTTGAGATGGCGGGCACCAGCACCTCGCCAATTTGCAAAGACAGGTCTTCTACCGTGTCTTTAAGGTCGTTCATGTTGTCGCGGAACTTTTTGGCTTTGGCCGCTTCTTCCGGGCTGATGACTTTGGCGTCGGACACGGTGGCTAGTGAGGCCCGTAGGTCGTCGGCGCCCATGTTGATCAACTGGGACATGTCGCGCCAGCCCTTGCCAAGGATTTGGGTGGCGATCTTGGCTTTGGTTGCCGGGTCTTTAATCTTGTTGAGCCGGTCAATGACGTTTAAAAAGGTTTCGTTGGCATTGACGGTGCCATCGTTGGCGTATTCAACCTGTATGCCTAGTTCCTCAAACAGGTCTGGGGATTTGCCCAGCACCGTATTCATTTTGCCGATGCCGGTTTCGACAGTGCCTGCGTCTATTCCTAGGTCGCCGGTGACCTCAAGCAGGCGGGATGCTTCTTCGACGGCTAGGCCGGTGGCGCCAGCAAATTTGTCGGCGGACAAGGCTAGGTCTTGGAATGCGGTGACACCTTGGGCGGCGAATGTGGCTATGGCTCCGGCTGCGGCGGTAGCGAAGGTGGCGGCGTTGTCTTTGATGCCGTCAAAGATGGCTTTGGAACCGGCCTTGAATTTGCCCATGGTTCCTTCGGCTTGGCCGACCTGCTTACGGAAGTCGACGAAGGCGGCCTCGGCGGCCTTGATGCCACGGTTCTGGAATTCTGTTACCAGGGGGATTGATACGGCCATCAGATCACCTTCACTACTTTCGCTATGACCGTCTTGCCGTGTTTGTATCGCAGGGCATACGACGACTCGTTCATGATCTTTTCCACCAGTTCACGCAGTTGTTTCTGCACGTCGTCGGCAGACATTTGGTAGGCCTTCCACATGATGCGCGACGGGCTACCGAAACGAGACGACAGCACGTTGATCATCTGGGCGCCCTGCGGTGTGGTCGCCTTGCCGGACATGTCAAACAGGGTGGCTGTCGGGTCGTTCCATTTCATGCCAAACACGGCCGCCTTCTTCTTGGAGCCGGACGTAAAAGCCTTGATCGATCGTCGTTCGGCGTTGGCATTCCACGGGAGCAGGGAGGTGGCGTCCTCGTTGCCGCGATAGGCGAAGTCGCGGACACGTCCCCGGTTCGGGTTGGCGTACCGGGCACCGGCCCGACTGGCGGCACGTTCCGCGCCACCCACGTTGTACGACCGTCTCCAGCCGGACATAGGAACGTCACCGGGTAGCAGGCGTTTGGCTTCCTGCACCATCGGGGCGGCGATCGTGGCGAAGTCGCGGGTGATCTGACGTCGGGTGGACTTGTCCAAGGCGTTGAGGATCGCCAAGGCTTCCTTGACGCCTTTCACCTCAAGCGTGGCCCCGACTGTCACCGTTTTTTCTCCTTGATGATTGCGGCGACCGTCGCCAGGTCGTCCGTATCAAAGGGTACATCAGGCGGCCACCAGCCGGTGCTGATTAGCAGTTCTGCTAGTGAGCGTCGGTAGGTGCCTGCTGGAAAGGGCCGGACGCCTCCTCCGACACCACCTCCAACTCCACGATCTTCGTGATGAACGAGTCAAATTCGACGGGCACCACGATCTTGGCTTGCTTACAGCAGTCCCACGCCATGAAGGCGAGATCTTCCATGCCAATCCCCGCGGCAAGGTCACCGGCTTTGCGCCGGTACTTACGCTCCCAGGCGATAATGGTTTGCAGGTTGGTGGTGACCACAAACGGGCCATCACCAATGTCAACCTTCAAGTGCAGTTTCATGTCGGGCCTTTCGGGTTAGGGATGAATCACGCCTCGGTGTAGGCGAAGGTGCCGCCGTTGAAGGTGACGGAGCAGGTGGCCAGTTCGCCGACCGTGTAGACGACCGGCAGTTCAGCCAGGAAGCCTCCGGTGAGGGTGCCCAGCGGGTTGGTGGCCGAGACAGCGGCCGACGTTCCCTTGATGGTCACGTTGGTGCTGGTGCCCACCAGCGCCTTGAGGGTGGCGTACGTTTCGCTCGAGGCGGTCGACCAGTACAGATCCAGGGTCACGCTGTTCTCCTGCAGACCGGCCGTGTACTTCATGGCGGTGTCACCAAAAGCGGTGTTGGACAACTGGGCGAACGTCTGGTTGACGGTGGCGCCGCTGCACTGGTCGGACAAGTCGACAGCGTTGACGGTGACGACTGGGTTGCTGAGGTAGGTCGACGTGGCCATGGTTACTCCTGGGTGGTGTTGGCGGCGTCGGGAGCCTTGGTCTTATTTTTAGCAGATTTGCCGGGGGCAGTGTGGGTGTCCTCGAGGAATCCTCCAGCAATCAACGCTTCCACGTTGACGCCTTCCACAGGTGTCCAGAATGCACCAGGTTCGCCCAGACGCGCGGAAATGATACGGAGTGCCATAGTCATGCCACCTGTGCTTGTAGGGGAATTGTGAGGTCGTAGGCGGGGAATTCTTGGCCGCCGATGACGACCGATACCGGCCGGCCGTCTGTCACCGCGATGTTCTTCTCAAACAGTTGGGCGCAGATCGCCAGGATGTTGCGGAGGGCGTCTAGGTTGGACGGGCCCAGCGAGAAGACGCGCACGGAGAAATCCATCTTTACGATGTTGCCACCGTTGAACGACGTCCAACTGGGGGCGTCCAAGAAGACGCAGGGTGGGTTGATCTTGCCCGGATCAGTGACGACGCGCAGACCGGAGATCGTCGCCAGGGTGGCGGACAGGTCGTCGATCGCTTCGTTAAACAGATCCGTGTAGGCCATGTCATGCGACCTGCGGCCTCGAGATACCCAACAACTGTTTGATCAGCGGGGACAAACCTACGGTGGGGGCGGTGCCCATTTCGGTGAACGACGCAAACTGGTCGATGGCGCCACGCTGGCGGTACAGGGCGCCGCCATACATGATCGTGCCGAGGGTGACGTCACCTGACGGGCTGGCGGACAGGCTGTCCACATACCCGGACTCCTCGCGGCGTCGGTAACAGAAAGCGTTGGCGGCGGCCGCGCACTGGTTCAGGAACGTGGTTTCTGCGCCACCGGCCAAGGTGATGCCCAGCCAGTCTTGAATGTTCGTGCCGGTGATCCACGTGCAGGTCGGCGTGTAGGCGATGGTGCCGCTGATGGCATTGATGACCTCAGGGGTTTGGTTTGACGCCCACATGACTGCGTTGGCGATCGGGTACGACGTGTCGTATTCGATGATGCCTTCGCTGTCGACGTTGGTCGGCAGGTATTGCGGGAGGGCATAGACGGTGTGCGTCCCGTTGTATGCCGCTCCCGCACCTGCGACGGTCACCGATCCGCCCACCACGATTTCGTTGGGGGTCAGCGTGGTGGCGGTGACGTAGCCGGGGATGATGACGCCGTATTGGATTGTATAGGTCGCCATCGGGCGGCCCCTCCGATCAGGCCTGGGTGATCTTGCGGATCATGCCGGACACGGCAGCGAAGGTGCTGACGTAGCCGTAGAACGAGAAGGTGCGGCCGAGCGTCGACGGCACTTCCACGGACATGAGGCCGCGAATCTGCTCGTAAAACTCGAAGGCCTTCTGGCTGTTCGTGATGATCATGGTCTTGGCAGCGAAGTTGCTGTCGACGACGATCTCGAGGCCGAGCGGGTTAGATCCCGTCCAGGTGGTGGCGTTGCCGCCGCCCAACGCATTCTGGCCCTGCAGGCCGGGGGCGCCCAGGTACGGGAAAACTGGCCTGTTTGATCCGTCCACCAACTGGCCCATCTGCCCCCATACGTCCACGCTGCAAAAAAGCGTGTCCGGGAAGAAGTTGCGGTTGTTGGACACGTCGACTGCGGCGTCGTAGATCGACTTCATCAGGTCGGTCGTGGTGCCGTCCCACACGCCGCTCGAGGTGGCGGCGGTCAGGAGTGCGTCGGCGGCGAAGTTGTCCGAAGACAACATGTATTCGCCCATCAGGTCGTTGAGGATCAACTGCATGGCGGCGGGCGACGTGAAGTCCATGTCTTGGGCGGACAGGGTGACCTGGCCGGCGAGCGTGGTCTTGCTGACCGTGTTGGACGCGATCACCATGGTGGTGGCCGACACCGCATTCAGTTCGGCGGCCTGCGAGGCGACCGACGTGTGGGTGGTGATGGTGGGACGCACGAACGTCTTTTGTGCGCCGCCGTCCGGGTAGGCGCGGGCGCCCAAACGGTTGACGACCGGACGCACGAAGTTGATGTCCTGCACCAGCGGGCCCAACACGGGCACCGGCAACAGACCGGGCGTGTCGGTGGTGATCACGTCACCAGCGGCCGCCTGGAAGGTTGACTGGTTCTCCT